CCACTCACAATCCGACTGATACTCCTTGATCACCAGCCGGTGCGCCCGTTGACCTTGTTCTCGGTCGACGGCTTCCCCGCGCCCTGCGGGTTGTCCTGGCTCAGCGTGCCGAGCCGGTTCAGATGCCGCATCGGCACCGGGCCGGGTGGACGCGCTTCGGCGTGTTTCGGCGCCTTGGTTCCGGAAGTGCCCTTGATGTGTCCCGTGTTGTTCATGGTCTGGTTCCTTTCTGTGACGGCGCCGCCATCGGCCATTCCATGGCGGCGTGCTTCTCGTTGCGTGTTCAGCGCGATGGCGACGGCCTGGCGCTGCGGTTTGCCAGCCTTGATTTCTCGGCGGATGTTCTCTGAAACGGCCTTGGGGGAAGAACTCTTAATCAGCGGCATGACGATACCTCTCAATGATGTGGCGCGCCGCGGATTCTTCGGCGCCCCGCTTGAAGCGGACAAACCGAAGTCCCCATTTCCCACAATCCGGCAACGGTTCATCGTGGCGCCGTCGAAGAGTTCCCAAGAACAATCGGTGCAGTAAAGGATCGTGGCGCCAGAACCATCGCCAATCGGGGGAACGCTGAATCGATCCATTGGATTTCGTTCAATCGGCATCCCTGTCCTCCATGAGCGTCCGCGCCTCGACCTCGCGCGGTTCATCGGAGAGAACCCCATACACCAGGACCACCTTTGGTTGGCGTTTTTTCTTCCCGGGAACGGTCCGGTCGTGCCAGCCATAAACAAAGAACCCCACCAGACTGTCCCCCTGAAACCGCCAGCGGAATGACGTTGGCGCACCGGGCGGTGGCCTCCCCCCTGGATGCCGGTAGTCGAACACGTCAAACCCGCTCTCTGACCAACGGTCGCTGCCAAGCGGCGGCGCGGGACGGTCGAGCCGGCGGCACGTCTCCAACTGGCCATCGGTCAGGTCGCGGTGAGGAGCGAGGGGCATCAGGGTCTCGTCATGCTCTGGCCGTTGGTGAAATGCGACCCCATCCCGCTGGCGATTCGCTGCTCGCTGATCTCCAACGCGGTCGCATTGTCCTCGCGCGTGCTTTCCAGTTTCGTGTCTGCCGCCAGTTGGTCGCCCTGCTGCTTCGCGACGACAGATGCCGCGGCGATCTGGTCCTTGCGCGCGGCGGCGTCCACCTCGGCCTGTGCCTTCGCCGCGTCCAACTGGTGGCCAGCCTGATCCGCCAGCGTCTTGCGCTGCGTCTCCGCCGCCGCCGCCTGCACCGCCGCGACGCTCGGGTCCATCGGCGGCTTCGGAATATATTGCTGCGCCTGTTGCATCGCGGCCTGAAGCACCGGAAGCACCTGAGCCATCGCCGCCGAGACCTCCGGCAACACCTTCTGCGACGCCATGGCGAGCAATTTATCGTATTTCTGTTTTACGTCGGCGTCGTCGGACGCGAGTTGTTCCGGCGTGGCGCCGGACACCTCAGTTACCGTGGCCTGAACGTGCGTGGTGTAGAAATAGACCATGTGCTGCGCCGCATGCTTGATCGCGGCGGGAAGAAACGCCGGCGCGATCCACGGACTCATCCCGAGCGCCGGGTCTTTCATGAAGTCCAGCAGCACCTGAAGGTGCGCGAGGTGATCCTGTTCGGGATAGACCGCGACGGGCTGCCCCAACGACATAAGCAGATTTTCCGTAACGGCGTTTGCCTCGTGCTGTTGCGGCACCTTGGTCAAGATGGATTCGGGGTCGGCCCACTTGATCAGTTTCAGCCCGGCCAGTTCCACCTCATAGGCGTTGTAAAGCTGCGGCACCACCAGCATGCGCTGCTGGATGTAGGTTAACTGATTCAGCCGCTGCTGATCCGAATAGATGGTCGGGTCCGACACCGGCACCACATCGCACGGCCCGGCATAGTCCTGGCGCCGAACCATGATCTCCTTGCCAGCGGCGTCGACCTTGATCTCATCCGGTAGGTAAAGCCGGTTGAGCCTGTGCAAACCCCGCAGCAGCCGGTTCAGCGCGGCGTGTGCTCGGCCGTGGATCGCGGAAAAGACGACAAGCCCCTCCTCGACCCGCGACATTTGCGTTCCGACCGGGACCGGAGCGCCGCTGTTCATCGGCGTTTCGTCGAGGCTGGTGCGGATGATGCCGTTTGCCGCGTCGACCAGAAAACCCAGCAACTGGAACAAGGTCGGGCTTGGTTGATTGAACGGCATAGGCATGATGCGCTTGCGGATGTCGTCCGCTTCCGTCCCCGCATCGACCTCGACCAGTTCGCCAGGGTTTGGCGTGCGCGTCTGGCCGCTCGCGCCACTCCCCTTCAGGATCAGGCCGGACGGGATCGTGTTGACCGTCGCGCTGTCCAACAGCGCCCGCAAAGCCCCCGTGGCCGCCGCGCTCAACCCGCCGATAATCTGTGGTAGTCCGATCGCATAAGCGCCGCGCCAGGGGATGAACGGAAACTCGAACATATGCTCGATCGGCTCCCGTGCCTCGTCTCCGTCTTCCCACGCCCGATACATCGAAAGCATCTTGCCAGACAGGACGTCGATCGTGATCAGATAGGACGCGAGTTCGCCGGCCTCCTCGTGATCCAGATCGGCGGCCATGTCTTCCGTGACCTCTAGCCACGTCATCGTCTCGTAGAGTTCGCGATCCCCATCCGGATTTTCGCCGGGGTCATCCACGCCCTCGACCTTATCCGAGGCGGTTTGCGCCTTGGTCCGCTCCGGAGGCATCGCCGGCCTGCCGAGGTCCAGATCCAGATACATGCCGCTATCCACGCGGGTCTGGAACTCGATGGCATCAACCGTGTCGATGAACGTCTTGCGCCGTGCCGATTCGAAGTCAGAGGCGGCGTATGGGACAAGCACCTTGTCGATCGGAGCGAACTGCCAGTCGGGCCGCTTCAGCTTATGGTCCCATCGCTGGCGGATGTACTGCGAGCCACCGAGAGGCACCTGAGCGAGAAGCACCTCCAGCGTGGTGCGAGCGCCTTTGATCTCATGGGTGATCTGGTAATTCATGTGGTCGGCCACGCGCCGGGCACGCTCGGTCTTCTGCTTCGTCACCGCGCCGATCATCGAAGGCTTCACCGGCCCCGAAGGCGGGTACAGCTCCTTCATGATCCGGGACTGATAGTCGATACAGGCCTCCGTGATCATGGGATGCACGGCGCGCGACGCGCCTTCGAACTCCGCCCCGCCCGGCGCATCCTTCCCCATGCCGGTGCGACGGATACCTTCCTCGTACTGCTCGTCCCGCTTCTTGCGTGCTTCCTGGTCGATCTTGACCAGCCGCACCAGTTCGGTGGCGATCTTGTCCTTGGCTCGATCGTTCAGCTTTTCCGCGAGGTTGCTGTAGAACCCCTCATCCGGCGGGGCGTTCTCTTCCCTCCCCCCAGGCAGATCGGCGAACGCCGACCCGCTCGGAACATCAACGATTTCGATCTCGTCGGGATCGTCGGCCAGGGTGAAGTATTCATCCTGGTCCGGTCCGGCCGCGAGGCGATCGGGAGGGATTTCGTTCGGGCGCGGAGGTGCGGCCATGCTGATTCCTGGCGGTCCAGAGGATCAGCCAACGGCACCGCGCCGGCCCGAGTGAGGCGGATATAACGTAACTTCAGGCGATTGGCCACCATTCCGTGGGTTGCCAGTTATCTCGAAGCCAAAGAGTCCGACCTGACGGTAGCACACGAACCCACCGTCCCTCGGTAAATCTGGCCCGGTGCCGCGCACGCGCTTACAGACCCCGGGGAAGTTGTGAGCCTACGCGAGACGAATGGTGGCCCTCACGTTTTCATTGTGAAGTTTGCGACAGCGACAGGAGAGGTCGGTCCATTTGTTCTGAACCGACTCTGTGCGGAGACGCTAAAGAACTACCGCCAGCAAGAAGGTTTTTAGCCAATGCCGCTTTGAAAAGCGGCATTGGACGTTGCCGGAACGCTGTTATTTCCGCCGTCAGCCATTGTGAAAATTCCGCGTCACCAGCGGCGAACATGGGTGACATGGAGTCTGCGTTTGCCATTGAAAAAAACTCCGCGTAGAAGCCGGCCCGAGTGAGACGATGTTACTCTATACGCTCGGCTTTGTGGAAGTGCCGTATGCGGTCCAGGAAATAGTTCCCGGGAGATTGCGCCGCGATCAGGGCGTCGTGGTGCTCGGCCCCACAGCCGGGGTAACGGTAGAGGCGACCGCCCCGGAATCGGACCCAGAGCGCGGCGCCGTCGTGGCCAACCTCGGCGAGGTTGGAACTGGTGACGGGGGTCATGGTGGGCGCGACGGTCATGCGATCTCCTTCAGCGCGGCGTCGATCATGGCTTGCCAGACATCAACCGCCGTATCGCTAACTACATGCGTTGAGCCGTCATCAAATTCGTCCGCCGGGAAGCCGGCGCCAGCACGCGACATCGCTACTGTCGGCTCCCGCATCGCCTCAACCGCGGCGCGGACGTGCGGCACATACTCCCGCCAATGATCGTCGACCCAGGTCTGTTTCATCTTGGACAATGGGCCGTGCGTTGGACCAGAGGCCGACCTACACAACGCCCGCGCCACCCGTTCCACCATCTCGTTCACGACGGCGCATCCGGCCCCAACCTCCGCGGATCGCGGCGCTGGTCGCCGTTGCCAGACTGAGAGTGTTCCTCTATGAGGCGCCCATGGATTGGCCCTTGGTCAAGATTACCTGGATTGACAGCTGCGAGCCGTATACCGGCTGGCAGCATATCGCGAGCCTGAAGGCGCCCGATTCCATTGAGTGCGTATCGGTCGGGTTCCTGGTCGATGACGGCGAACGAACGAAGACGATCGCCCCTCACATCACGTCCCCGACCGACGAGCACACTCAGGGCTGTGGGATAATAGTGATCCCGACCAGGGCCGTCCTGTTGTTGGAACGGTTGACCGTCACCAGCTAGGCCGGGTCGGCTTCTTTGCTTTCGGCTTCGGTTTGATCTTTGCCACCCAACCCTGGTCATCACGGCCCCGTCCTCCGGGGATCGTTCCCGCGCAGGCGAAGCGCGTTGGCGATCGGAGCAGGCTTTGGCGGATCAGCGGGAGTGAGCGCGGCCAGTTGTTTCTCCAGTTCCAAGATACGGCAATACTTCCCGGCCTCCCCGGCCGATGCTTCGGCCCCGCCCTCATGGATAATCTTGTTGTCGCGTTCGAGCGCGGCGATGCGGGCGTCGCGGGCGGCTACCTTTCTTTCCAGGGATTCGATGGTGCGGCTGAGCGACGATACGACGGCCCGGGCCGCGTCGCGCTCTCTCGTGCGCTCCTTCAGCATGGCGCTTACCTCCGCGTGGTCGAGCGCCAACGCCGCGACCCGGCCGACATCGTCACAGTCACACGACACCGGTAGCGCGCCCCATGCGGAGGCATAGATATCGCCCACCTTGCCCCACGCCTCGCAGGCGCTTGTCATCCGCTCCGCCGCCAGTTCCGGCATCGCCTCGGTCATCGCGTCGGTCAGGTCGTCTTGGATATCTTTGTTCACGTCACCCATAAGGCGCTCCTCTCTCTTTCCGTTTCTCATGCGCGTAAATCCGCTCCGCCTCGGCCCGGTCGTGGTCGATCTTGTCTTCCAGGTCCGCGAACTCCTGCTCCGGCGTGGCCAGTAGCATACTACGATCCCGCAGATATGTCAGGCTTTGACTTAAATTATCCACATAATCGTCGTGTTCGACACTACCTTCGCCCGCGAACGCGCAAATCTGTTCGAGAAACGGTTCGGCCCACGCTATGGCCTGCCCGGCGCGGTCCTCGCGCATCGACTCCGGCACCCAGAGCATCCCCTGATTGACCAGCGGGGACACCGCGTGCAGCCGCATCGCCTTGTTGCCTCGCGGTTTGACTGGCCATGTCGGCACACCCCATTTCGTCAGGAACTGCCGCACGCCAGGGCCGGACGACTTATCTTCGATCAACACCACGTCAGCGCGACGCCCCGCGCTGGCCGGCCCCCACTTCTTGCGGTGTTGCGCGCGCGCCTTGTCCAGTAGTTCCGGCAACCCCAGGCGTTCCGACCAACAGTCCAGCAGAAGCGCCGCGTATCGAGACCTGATCTTGTATTTCCGCCGCTCCAGTTCGGTGAAACATTGCGCCACGTTGAATACGCCGAGCACGATCGAAGCGGTGGGATCGGTCTCCTGCCGTTTGGCATCGAAATTGTGCTCGGACGCGGCGGTGTCGTAGCTTTCCACGATAAAGCTGAACTCAGGAAGGGGTTTGTGTCGCCCCGTGGCGCGATCGACGGGCCACAACCTGATCCAGCCACGTTTGAGGATGGAAAGGTCCCCCTCTTCATCGATAAACTGACCCAATAGTTCCTGACGACCATAGGCAGTGCCTTCGAGCGCGAGTAGTTCCCGACGCGCGGCATCGGCGACGTTCTTCAGGTTCTCGTGCGATGTGCCGTGAACGACAACCACGCCGGGGCGCTTCAGCAATCGCTTGAGAAATGGGATCGGTCGCGGTGTTGTCGCGATCAGTTTGCGAGATGGCGAACCATCTGGATATGGTAGCCGGCACCCGAGCGACGCGACGCGCCACGCGGCCTCGAGATTGCCGGCCGGTCTGTCCGCCGCGGCGGCCTCATCGAAAATCAATGTGTGGCACTGCGGACCCCTGAGCCGATCGGCTTCCTCGACGCACGCGAAGCCGTAAATCGACGAACCGTTCTTAAAATGGATTTCCTTATCGGTCTTGTTGTAGGATTTGATGATCTCGGGCGGAGTTTTAGCAATAATGCCGCTTTCCCCCTCAAACATCGTGCGGCGCACGTCGCCCAACGTCGGCGCCAGGGCATGGATGCGGATGCCGGGGACGCGGTATCCCTCCCACCACGCCGGCTCGACGATGCATCGGGTCTTGCCGAAAAACCGGCCGGCGATCCAGATACAGGTATCCCAGTCGCCTGGGGGCAATAGCTGTTTTGGTCGCGCGGTCCTGAGCCATGTCTCGCGCGCCACAAGCGCGGCGAGATCGTCCGTTGACAGCGCCTCCAGAGATTCCCTTGTGATAACGCTCACCTGATCACCAACACCGGCCGCATCCGGCCCCCGATCCGATAGCCGCCCGGATACCGAAACAACCAGATCGGCTTCGCCACCTTGTTGTCTGGCACGCGCCGCACCACCGGACGCGCCAACCACGCGCGGATCATCTCCTCGTATCGCGTGTTCGGGTTGTAATCGAGCGATGATGTCATGGTGTCAGCACAGTCAGGATCACGGCCGACAACGGTTGATAGACCGCGATGACCGCTTCACCGTCGACCCTCACCAGCCATCCGTCGACCCTCACCAGCCATCCGTCGACCCTCACCAGCCATCCGTCGACCCTCACCAGCCATCGCTCCGTTGATCCGTCACGCCGCATCAACAGCGCGGCCCGACCAACGCCGGCCACCACATCGGCGATGTCCAGGACCGCCCGGCGCCATGCTTCCGCGTCAGGATCGATGCCGTAACGCTCCTTGGCGCGGTCGGCGGCATGGTGCGTCGCGTGTTGAGTCCTCATTTTTCTTCCGATTCCCCCTCGATTGTCAGCGGCTCCGGCTTCGCCAACGCCTCCAGCTTCGCGATCAGTTGCGCGCGCGTTTCGGCAACCTGAGACAGGACCAGAGGATTTTCCGGGTCGCCGGATATCGTGGTGCGATCGCCGTACTCTTTCGGGTTCACCATCTTGGCACGCCAGCGATAATGGTGCGCCAACTCGCGCGCCTTCGTGATCTCCTCCGCTGTCTGGGCTTTTTCGATAACCTCGACAGCCCTTTCGTCCCACAAAATCGCGGCCTGAGCACGGGCTTCCCGCGCGCGGGCGGAACGTTCAGCGGTCTCGTTCAGCCAACTAACGACTGACCCCGCGCTAACGCTCGCGACGGCCGCGATCTGCCGATAAGATTGGCCGTTGAGGATCATCTCGCACACCTCATCAATGCCCATCTCATCTAACGCAAGCCGCGCATTTTTGGATTGAGCCATTCAGGTTCTACCCCTTCGGAACTGTAACACTCCCCTCGATCACCGGCTCCGGCGCGAACGGGATCGGCTCGACCCAGTGCCGGACCGCCCGCACGTCTCGCTCGACGGTTTTGAGGCGGGTGTCGAGGCGGGTGAGCCAGGAGAGCAGGGCCTGGAACTGGTGGTCGGTCATGGCAGCGCCACCAACCCAACGGCGAGCAAAAATATACAGATCAGCAGACATAGAATTGCCGCCCGCAACCTATGGTCCGCGCGCTGGAACGCGCCGTTAGCCGAAAGCGCGCCGATCAAGGCCGCGGTCAAAAGAGTGAAGGCGGTAATGACTTTCATCGTTCCGCCTCCGCGTTCTGTTCGGGGGTCAGGCAGAGCGGCTGCGCTCGTGGCCGGGTCGTATCGCTAACCATCCGGCAATACCCTTCGTCGGGGCATCGCAGTCGGGGTACGCTTTCCAGATACGTCAGCACCACCCGCGCCACGTTCGGCGCCCGGCAGTCCTCGGCATGGGCCAACGCCGGCCCAGCCATCACCATCACGACGGCGATTATTTTCACGATCATGCGATTTCTCCGTTGACAGACTGCCCGAAATGTCCGACATTGCGGA